TGTGCCCTTGTGCACCGCGTCGCCGACATAGACCCGGTTGTTGAGGAGCTTGTAGAGCATCCCCTTGTCGACCCGCTTGCCGTACTTGTTGACGAAGCGCTCGGCGGCGAGTTCCCGGACGATGGTGGTCGCGGATCCGCATTTGGCGAAGCGTTCGAAGATGCGACGGACGACCGCAGCCTCGGCCGCGTTGACGACGAGTTTTCTGTCCTTGACGTCGTAGCCGAGCGGCGCCCAGCCGCCCATCCACATGCCGCGCTTTCGCGACGCCGCGAACTTGTCGCGAATTCGCTCGCCGATGACCTCCCGTTCGAACTGGGCGAAGGAAAGCAGGATATTGAGGGTCAGCCGTCCCATGGATGTGGTTGTATTGAACGACTGGGTGACGGAAACAAATGTGACGCCGCCGCGATCGAAAACCTCGACCAGTTTCGCAAAATCCATGAGAGATCGGCTGAGCCGGTCGATCTTGTAGACCACGACCACATCGATGCAGCCCGTCTCAATATCGGCGAGCAGTCGTTTCAGTGCCGGCCGCTCCAGGGAGCCGCCCGAGAATCCGCCGTCATCGTAATGATCGGGAACCAGCAGCCAGCCTTCGGCCTTCTGGCTGGCGACATAGGACTCGCAGGCCTCGCGCTGGGCGTCGAGAGAGTTGAACTCCATGTCGAGCCCTTCCTCGCTCGACTTCCGCGTATAGACGGCGCAGCGCTTCCTGATGATCGGCGCGGATCGGAAGTCAGGTTTTTTCATGCCGACCCCCGCAGGTTCTTGAGACCGAAGAACACCCAGCCGTTCCAGCGCGTTCCGGTGATGGCGCGGGCGACGGCGGAGAGGGATTTGTAGGGTCGTCCTTGCCACTCATAGCCGTCATGCAGAACGGTCACGGCATGTTCGATGCCCTGCCATTCGCGAATGAGCCGCGTGCCGGCGATCGGCCGGTTCTCCTCGCCCGAGCGTGAAGCGATAATCTTGCCGCTGGCAATCTGCTCGCCAAGCGCCTCGAGCCGCTTGACGGTTTCGGGCTTCAGCCCGCCATAGGCGAGTTCCTGAATGCGGTAGGCGAGCCGGCTTTCGAGGAAGCGGCGGTTATAGGGTGGCGGCTCCGTCTCGAAGAGATTGCGCCATTGCTGCTTCAGCGCTGGTGTCGGCAGCGTCTTCAAATGGGCCAGGCGTTCAAGCACCGTATCCGTCATCAGCCATTCTCCGTTTTGGAGTTGGCATGACCGCTCTGGTGAGCGAGATAGTCGAGCGAACTTTCTCCGGATTCGGGAGATAAAGAGCTGGACTGCCGCGCCCGAAGACGCATAAGGCCCGCCGCCAGAATTTCGGCGATCTCGGCGAGGCGCTCGACAGCGGTCAGGTGATCGGCAGCGAGGGGATTGGGCATTTTCATGGTCTGGCATCCGTCCGCAAAGGTCGTGATGCCAACGAAAAGCCAAATAGGCAGGCGCTTCGGGACAAATATCCCGTGCAGCCGATCCGCAGACTGTCCCCAAGCAAAGAACGACCAAGGTTTGCAGAATCACAGAGCGTCCGCAATCATCAGACTGCTCGACTACAAGTATTGAATTCCTGCCAAAGGTGGCGTGATGGCCCGCAAAGTTCTCCCGATCAGCCCATCCTCGTTGCACGTGATCGAAAATGCACCGTTCGACCTCGTGCGCAAGATAGTGGTGTCCCGCGACGGGGAAAACGAGCCTGACCTGGTGTTGGCGGTATCTTCAGACGAATTTGACGACGCAGATGAAGCCCGAAAGGAGATCATCGGCAGTCTCGGCAACTTTGACCGCGAAGACCTGCTGCCGCTTGATGAGCGTTGTCTCCGGGTTCATCGGCTCGCCGAAGGCAAGGGCGTCGCTTCACTCGATATGGTCGCCGGACAGAGGCTTACAGACGAACAGCACGTGGCATACACAGACCAGCTGGATCCGCTGTGCCGAAGCATCTGGATGTATCTGAATTTCAACGAAGTCTTCGCGGACGCCGAAAGCTTCCATATGGCTCGGCAGTTCCGAAATCATGACAAAATGTACGATGCTTCCGAGGTTGATCTCGAGAAGCCCGTTTTGCTCGACGCGGCATCGGTCGATGAAGAGGCTCTTGCGGTGGCGATCAACAAGCTGTTGGACTTGAAGGAAGGCTGTAGCGTGAGTGCACTGGATCTGCCGGCAACAGGTACGCATCCTGCATCACTCATGCTGATTGTCCGGCATGGTGGATCACGTACAAGCGTCATTGATCACCGTGGTGGCGGCAGCCGGAAAAAAGTCTATTTTCGGCCGCCGGACGATGTGACGCTGATCTATACGCCGCAGTTGAGACAGATCGAGACCTGTGCAACCAGTCCGATGGTGCGTCAGAAGGTCGGGGAATGCTTCGCCGAGGTCGCGCTTGGCCACGACATCTCGAAGAAGCCGCTTACCTGGAAGCGTTACGATCTATCCCGGTTTCGAACATCCCTGACGTTGCCTTTGCCAGAGATTGACGGGTTCGAGATTCTTACGGCCTGCGTCATCGAGATCGAGCTGCGTCTCGGCGACTGGAAGCGGAAGCTGTCGCTCAAGGTCTCGATTGATGATGATATCACCTTTGTTGCCGACCGGTATCTCGGCGAGAACAATCTCTTTACGCGGGCTGAGGATTTCAGCCGGGTCGGTATCGCCGTTCGCTATTATCACGCCGAGAAGGATCGAGAAGGCACTCTGAACATCACCATTACCGGGAGCAAGGGCTGCAACCTGCAAAGCAACAAGGACCCCGACCAGCGCAGCCTCGGCTACGCGCTGTTGAAGGCTTGGGGCATCCTGAGTTCATTCAAGGAGATCGGGACGGCCGAGTTGCACACCATGTTCCCCGAACTTGTCGCGCTCTTCGACCGCGCGGAAGATAAGGTGACGGGAGCCTACCTGCGCAATGCCGGCCTTAATCCTCGCCAGTTGATCGATGGCGGGCTGCTCGAACGCTGTGGGCGCCAGGAGATCGTTCTTATCGACGGTGAGGATGCCGATGATCAAGTGTCCGTCAAGCCATCCACGACAAAGGGCATGGTGCAGCTGACCGGCGAATTCGGCGAAGATCACGGTAAGCGGCCGGCCGCGGATTTCGATTTGTATGAACTGAACCCCCAATGGCTTCACGAAACCTTGGTGAAGCTGATCAAACCGATGCTCTCGACCGGCACACCGCAGGTTCTCGACGCCAATCTGACACTTCTGGGATCGATGCAGATCGAGGGCGCCAACGTGCCGGTCTATTTCGTACGGCGTCTCGATAATCTAAAGGCTGTGGGGGCTCTGGGTGTCATCCTGCGCAGCCGTCAGGATGCAGGCGTCGGGATCGTTCTCGCGGCTGGGCAGACTGATCTCCTACATCTCGGGCGAAATGTGGTGATCCCCGCGGCGGATGTGATCCGTCATGGGGAACCGAATGATGCCAAGGCAGACCTTGTGCTACGTTTTACGGCGGGCCGATGGTTGGCGCTCGGTGGCGCAGAGGTCGCATTGCGCAAGTTCGGATCCCAATCCGCAATGCTGTACATTCCCGGAAAAGTCCCACTCCCGGTGTTGGGCGCCAAGCAGCTCATAATATTTGAGCGTCTGGTTGCCGCGCACAAGGCAGGCAGCCCCGACGTTCCAACAGGCGCCTTGATTGAAGGAAGCGGCGTCCGTAGCCCGGCCGACGCCTGGCCTGCTGCAACACGCAAGACTGTCGTCGATGTCTACATGGAAAACAGCAGCCGTGGCCATTGGCGGCTGAAGACCGATTGATCCGTCCACCGATGCCGGATGTCGGATGCTGATCCGACATATCGGGGGCGACGGTCCGACAGTTCGCTGATTACTGGGAGTGCTCCACATAGAGGAGCACCCCGATGCCGACTCCCTTCCCCTCGCGTCAGATAGCCACGACGAGCTGGTCCGGCGCCGCAAAGACCAAGCCCACCACCTTCAACTCGGAATGGCGCTGCACGCGCTGCGACAAGCTGCTCGGCGTTTGCCGGGACGGCCGCATGCACCTGCGCTTTGCGCGGGGGCACGAGTATTTCGTGGGCTTTCCGGTGCAGGCCACGTGCCGCGGCTGCGGGACGCTGAACCATGCGACCGCCCCCGCGCGCTGACGCGCGCATCCACCCAACCCCCTGAAATCACAGAGACGCGCGACGTCCTGACCTGGCCACGAGAAGGCGCCGGACGCCTGGCCGCAAGGCAGGCGTCCGATGTTCTTCGCGTGGCACGAAATCCGTGATCACCTCATGCATTCATCTTCCACTCTTCACTTCCAGCGCAGTTTCGACGCCGTCCGGCGTGCGCAGGCTGCCCTCGCGGCGTTCCGGGATCCGGCGGCCCTGCTGGACGGGCTGCATCGTGGCTCGGGCAACCCGGACGACAAAAACCTGATCCTCGCCAAGCTGGTCGAGGCAACACAGGGCGACGGGCCGACGTCCGACTGCGCGCTGACGCTTCTGTTGCTGGCGCTCTGGCCCGGGCTCGACGCCATCCGCCGCCGGTCGATCTGGCGCAGGCTCGGCGCCGCCGACGATGTCGCATCCGACGTGCTGGCGCGCGCCACCGAGACAGTTCGCGGGCTCGACCTCGGCCGCGTCAACCGGATCGCGGCCACCGTCCTCCGGAACATAGAGCGCGACATGATCCGGGCGCGTCAGCGCGAGGCAGCGCGCGAAAGCCTCGCCAGCGACATCGACCCCAACGACGTGCCCGCCGATCAGGTCGGACGACATCCAGCGGCGGAAGACGCGCACCTGCAGAACGACCTGCGCAAGCTGATCGGCGCGGACGCAGTGCTCGTGATCCGCGTGGCGATCGAGGGCTTCTCGCAAGCCGAAGTCGCCGTCGAACTGGGCCTGACCGAGGCCGCCGCCCGCAAGCGGTACCAGCGCGCGATGCGCAGGCTGCGCGACGCCCTCGACGAAATCCCCTGAGCCGATGTCCCGATCCGGCCCCGCCAGTGGCTTTTCCCGTTCGAGCGCCGCCGAGCGCCTCCACTCCAACTGAAAGCAGACACGCATGAACCGCACTGCCGATCTGTCGCTCGAGGATTTCAGGCGGCTCCCGGGGCTCTACCGGCGTTGGGAACTGACCGAGGTCTGCGAACTCAACCGCAACTATCAGATCGAGGACGCCGGCGCCCATGCCGACGGGACGCCGCTGCTGGCGATCTACGTCAGCGATCCCGGTCCGGACGCCCGCGAGACCGCCTGATGCGCCTCCTCAATCGCTTCATTCCACGGAGAGAAACCATGCCGGATCAGCCGGACGACATCACTCGTCTTCGCAAGACGTGCTACAGCCTCGAAGATCTCCCTGACACCATCACTATCCCGCAGCACCCGGTTGACGACCGTGAACCGCTTCTGCTCGCGGACGCAACCATCGACGACATCGCCTTCGCGATCGTCGCGGCGGAACAGGAGAGTACAACAGCCTACCGCCGCTCCAATGCGCTCCAGCGCCTCTACAAGCTGGCCCGCGAAGGGGGCGGAATCGGCGCCGACCGCGCAGTCGCGACCGCCATCAAGCGTGAGGGCCGGTGATGGCCCTCCCGATCATCAGTGCCGACGAACGGCTCGCGCAGCGCAAGGGCATCAAGGGCTGCATCTTCGGCCGGTCGGGCATCGGCAAGACCAGTTTGCTCTGGACGCTCAACGCCTCGACCACGCTTTTCATCGATCTGGAGGCGGGCGACCTGGCGGTCGAAGGCTGGGACGGCGACACGCTGCGGCCCCGCACCTGGAAGGAGTGCCGCGATTTCGCGGTGTTCATCGGTGGGCCCAACCCGGCGCTGCGCGACGACCAGCCATACAGCCAGGCGCATTTCGACGAGGTCTGCAGCCGGTACGGCGATCCCGCCGTGATTGAGAAATACGAGACCATCTTCATCGACTCGATCACCGTGGCCGGGCGGCTCTGCTTCCAGTGGTGCCGCGGGCAGCCCGAGGCGACGTCGGAGAAGACGGGCAAGCCAGACATCCGGGGCGCCTACGGGCTCCACGGCCGCGAAATGATCGCCTGGCTCACCCACCTGCAGCACACCCGCGGCAAGCATGTCTGGTTCGTCGGGATTCTCGACGAGAAGCTCGACGACTTCAATCGCAAGGTCTTCCAACCGCAGATCGACGGCTCGAAGACCGGGCTCGAGCTGCCCGGGATCGTCGATCAGGTCATCACCATGGCCGACATTCCGGATCCCGGCGGCCAGCCGCAGCGCGCCTTCGTCTGCCAGACGCTGAACCCGTGGGGCTATCCGGCCAAGGACCGATCCGGCCGCCTCGAAATTGTCGAGGCGCCTCATCTCGGCCGGCTCATGGAGAAGATTCAGCGTCCTGCGGCGCCTGCCTCCGAACGGCTGACCTGGCCGCCGGTGACCCCGGCCGATCCCTCTCCGGCGCAGGCACCCGATCATGGCTGATCCTCTCTCGCCAACCCCGATGTCCCGATCCGGGCGGCGGGGTGGCTTTTCCCCTTCGACGCCGCTGCGCGTCCCATCCTCTAACAGATAAGGAGCCGCGCAATGTCCGGACCCTGGAACGACTTCAACTCCGCGCAATCGAACACCAACGTCATCCCCAAGGGCACGCTCGCCAAGGTGCGGCTAACGCTGCGCCCAGGCGGTTTCGACGACCCGTCGCAAGGCTGGACCGGCGGCTACGCAAAGCGCGGCACGACCGGCGCCGTCTACCTCGACGCCGAATACACGGTGGTCGATGGACCCTTTGCCCGGCGCAAGATCTGGTCTTTGATCGGCCTTTACAGCCCGAAGGGCCCGGACTGGGCGAACATGGGTCGTGGGCTGATCCGCGGCATCCTGAACTCGGCACGCGCTGTTTCGGACAAGGACAACTCGCCCGAGGCCCAGGCGCGCCGCCGCATCAACGGTTTCGGCGATCTCGACGGCATCGAGTTCGTCGCGCGCATCGACATCGGCCAGGACACCAACGGCGAGGACAAGAACGAGATCCGCGCCGCCGTAACGCCCGATCACCGCGACTATGCAGCTGTGATGGGCACGGTCGCGCCGCAGTTCGGCGCCGCCGCGGCGCAGGGGCACGTCTCGCCGCAGGCACCAGCCGCCGCCTCACAGCCGTCCTCCGTCGCGCCGTCGGCGCCCGGGCGGCCGAGCTGGGCGCAGTAAGGGGAATCCGGGCATGCGCCTGCGCCCCCGCCAGAAGACCTTTGTCGAGCGCAGCGTGGCTGCGCTCGCCGCCCGCGGCAATACGCTGGGCGTGGCCCCCACTGGTGCTGGCAAGACCATCATGCTCTCGGCGGTCACCGGCGAAATGATCGGCGACGGCGCAAAGGCCTGCGTGCTGGCGCATCGTGACGAGCTGACGGCGCAGAACCGCGCCAAGTTCCGGCGCGTGGTGCCGGGGGTCTCGACCTCGGTCATCGACGCGACGAGCAAGTCCTGGGGCGGTCAGGTCGCCTTCGCCATGGTACCCACATTGGCGCGGGCGTCGAACCTCGCCGACATGCCGCGCCTCGATCTTCTCGTTGTCGACGAGGCGCACCATGCCGTCGCCGACAGCTACCGCCGCATCATCGACCGGGTGCGCGACGCCAATCCCGACGCCCGTGTCTTCGGGGTTACCGCCACCCCGAACCGGGGCGACAGGAAGGGGCTCCGCGAGGTCTTCGACAACGTCGCCGATCAGGTTCAACTCGGCGAGTTGATCGCCTCCGGCCACCTCGTCCCGCCGCGCACTTTCGTCATCGACGTGGGCGTGCAGGACGAACTGCGCTCGGTCCGCAAGACGATGTCAGATTTCGACATGAACGAGGTGGAAGGGATCATGGACCGCGCCCCGGTCACTGACGAGGTGATCCGCCACTGGAAGGAAAAGGCGCAAGAGGCGGGGAGCGGCGGAGCCGCGGCAGGGAATGGTGGGAACTTCCGGCAAACGGTGGTCTTCTGCTCCACCGTCGCCCATGCCGAGCACGTTACCGACGCGTTCCGGGCGGCGGACGTTTCCGCCGCGCTGATCCAGGGCGATCTGGCGGCCGAGACGCGCAAGGCCATCCTCGCGGATTATGCGGCGGGCAGCATCCGAGTCATCGTCAATGTCGCGGTGCTGACCGAGGGCTGGGACCACCCACCCACCTCCTGCGTCGTGCTGCTGCGGCCCAGCTCCTACAAGTCCACCATGATCCAGATGGTCGGGCGTGGCCTGCGCACCGTCGATCCCGAGGAACACCCCGGCATCGTCAAGACCGACTGCATCGTCCTGGATTTTGGGACGTCCAGCCTGATCCACGGCACGCTGGAACAGGATGTCGATCTCGACGGCAAGACCGAGACCGGCGAGGCGCCGACGAAAACCTGCCCTTCCTGCGAGGCGGAGATCCCGCTTGCCGCCACCGAATGCCCGCTTTGCGGCGAGGCGTTCCCGCGCGAGTATCCGGGCGCGGGTGAAGGCGGGGCCGCGTCACCGCTCTCGGGTTTCATGATGACCGAGATCGACCTCCTGAAGCGGTCCAGCTTCGCCTGGGTCGACCTCTTCGGCACGGACGACGCGCTGATGGCCACGGGCTTCACGGCTTGGGGCGGCATCTTCTGGCTGGACGGGGTCTGGTACGCGATCGGCGGGGCGAAGGGCGAACGCCCGCACCTGCTGAGTGTCGGTGAGCGCACCGTCTGCCTGGCACAGGCCGATGACTGGCTGAACACCCACGAGACCGACGAGAGCGCCTTCAAGACCCGCTCCTGGCTGCGCCAGCCGCCGACCGAGAAGCAGCTGCAGTACCTGCCGCCCGAATGCCGCCATGACTTCGGCCTCACGCGCTACCGCGCCTCGGCGCTGATGACCTTCGGCTTCAACAAGCGCGCCATACGTCAGCTGATCGACGCGGCGGCCGCTCCCGAACGGAGGGCGGCATGACCCATGTCCACCACCACCCCCATCACGGCCGAGGACCGGCGGCGGCTCTGGAATCCGCGTGGAACGCTCTGTGCTGTTTGCCGGCAACCCACCCGTGGTTTTGGCTGGTTCGATCCGGTTCGGTCGAAGCGGCCCCGGCCATCGGCCTGGTTCTGCTCGATGCCCTGCCAGTCGTTCTGGACGCGTTTGGCGCGGGGGCGCTCGGCCATGGTTGATCTGACCGAGGAAGAACGCGCCGCGATCACCGCCACCATGAAGCGCGTGGCGCTGCTGATGGACGAGATCGGCTGGACCACCACGCTCGCCGATCTGACCGAAGCGCAGATGCGCGCCCTGATCGAGGAGGCCGTCGAAGGCTTCCGCGAAGCCATGTCCGACATCGCCCGGGCTCAGACGCCGGAGGTGCCTTTCTGATGCTGGACTACAACCATCACCCGAGCTTCGCCGACCGGGTCAACGCCGTCGTCGATCAGGCTCTGACCGCCGATCAGGCGACGCGGCCGCAGCGCGACTATCTGGGCGGCTCGCGCCTCGGGCAGCCTTGCGAGCGCGCCCTGCAGTTCGAGTTCACGGCGACGCCGAAGGACGAGGGCCAGGAGTTTAGCGGCCAGTCGCTGCGCATCTTCGCCATCGGCCATGCGCTCGAGGATCTGGCGGTGGCCTGGCTGCGTGGGGCTGGCTTTGACCTCTACACCCGCAAGGGCAACCGGCCTGATGGCGGCCAGTTCGGGTTCGAAGTCGCGGGCGGGCGCATCCGGGGCCATGTCGATGGGATCGTCGCCGCTGGCCCCGAAGACTTCGGGCTTGCCGTTCCGGCGCTGTGGGAATGCAAGACCATGAACGCGAAGAACTGGCGCGCCTGCGTCAAGGACGGCGTGACCAAGTCGAAGCCGGTCTATGCCGCGCAGATCGCGGTCTATCAGGCCTACATGGAAGCCAGCGTGCCTGGCATCAGCGCGACTCCAGCCGTATTCACCGCGATCAACAAGGACACGGCCGAGCTTCACCACGAACTGGTCCCCTTCGACGCCGATCTGGCGCAGCGCATGTCGGATCGCGGCGTGCGGATCCTGCAGGCGACCGATGCGTGCGATTTGCTGCCGCGCGTCGCCACCACGCCCGATTTCTTCGAGTGCCGCTTCTGCCCGTGGTCCGAGCGCTGCTGGGGGTTGCCCGCATGAGCGACGACGGCATCCTGCATTTCAACCCATGGATGGACTTCAACGACGGGCCTCCGGCCGAGAACCCGTTCGGCTGCGATCCGGACCCCGACCAGGTCGCCATCTTCCTCGACACCGTCTTCAGCTGGTGCGAGGGGCTGATCCCTCTGCGTGGCTTCGTCGACAAGGGTCAGGGCCGGGACGGCAAGCCGCACAATATCTGGATCCCCGCCGACGACACCGCGCCCGACAAGCTCGCAACCTTCGCCGCATGGGCCAATCGCGAAGGGGCCGCCGTCTATGTGATCCCCGGCACGGTCGCCGAACAGGGCCAGGCCCGTGCCGCCGATGTGCTGCAGATGCAGGCTGTCGTCGTCGATCTCGACGCGGGCAATATCCCGGCCAAGCTCGACCATGTCACCCGCCATCTCGGCGCGCCCACGCTGATCATCGAGAGCGGCGGGCGGACGCCCGAGGGCGCGGCGAAGCTCCATGTCTGGTGGCAGCTGACCGAACCGGCCGAGGGCAACGACCTGGCCACGCTCTGCCGTCTGCGTGGCGAGATCGCGGTGAAGGTCGGCGGCGACACGCATTTCCGCTCGGCCCACCAGCCGATCCGGGTGCCCGGCACGGTCTATCACAAGCACGGCCACCAGCGCCTCGTGCAGATCCGCGAACATCGCGCGGTCGAGGTGGACCTCGCGGATTTCGCCGAACGGGTAGCCGAAATGCCGCCGCTGCCCGGCGTCGGCTTCGCCAGCGACCTCTCCGCCCCGCAGACCAAGCCCGGCATCGAGGCAGTGCTCACAACGCCGGTGCGCGAAGGCGCGGTCGACGACTGGTCGCGTTTTCAGGGGGCAAGTGCAGCCATCGGGCACTACATCCGAATGGTCCACGAAGGCCGCCTTGATCCCTTCGCGGGCTGGGAGGCGATCTGCGGCTACAACGCCGCCATGCTGCGCCCCTCCTGGCCGCTTGATCGGCTGCAGGCCGAGTCCGAACGGCTTTGGGCGCTGCATGTCAAGCGCAACGGACCGCCGCTCCTGCGCGCGGAGCGGACCGACGCGCCGCCGAGCCCGCTGCCGACCTTCAGCCTCGGCGCGCTGCTCGATGACACGAGCCCAATGCCCGAGGACATCATCGGATCCCGCGTGCTGACGCCGGGCGGGCTTCTGGTGCTGGGTGGGGCGCCCAAGGTCGGCAAGAGCGACTTCCTAATCTCCTGGCTGGTGCACATGGCGGCGGGCGTGCCGTTCCTCGGCTTCACGCCACCCCGGCCGCTCCGCATCTTCTACCTGCAGGCGGAAATCCAGTATCACTACCTGCGCGAGCGCATGCAGCAGATCAGTCTTCCGCTGGAGGTGATCGCCGCCGCGCGCGATACCTTTGTCGCCACGCCAAAACTGAAACTTCTGCTCGATGTCGAAGGCGTCGCCCGCGTCGCCGAGGCGATCAGCGCCGCCTTCCCGGATGCGCCGCCGGACATCGTCTGCATCGATCCGATCCGGAACCTCTTTGACGGCGGCCCCGATGGTGGCGGCGAAAACGACAACACCGCCATGATGTTCTTCCTGAAGGACCGGGTGGAGCCGCTCCGCGAGGCGGTCAATCCCGACGCGGGCGTCATCCTCGCTCACCACACCCGCAAGGCCTCCAGGCAGCAGGTCAAGGACGATCCCTTCCTCGCGCTCTCCGGCGCCAGCGCGTTGCGCGGCTTCTACACCTCGGGGCTGCTCATGCACCGGCCCGACGAGGACAGCACTGTCCGCCGCCTCGAGATCGAGCTCCGGAACGGGCCCGCGCTGCCGGGCAAGCTGATCGACAAGGTGAAGGGCGAATGGGTCGAGCTGAACCCGATGAACGAGCGCCTGGTGCGCAAGGAGGTCGGCGCAAAACTCGATGCCGAGCGGCTGCGCAAGCATGACGTCATTCTGGGCATGCTGCTGGACGAGGCGGCGGGCGAGCGGCTCTACACTGCGATGCAGTTCTGCGAGACTTTTGAGAACCGGGGTGGTCTGGGCAGCAAGCACACGATCCGCGAGCGCCTGAGCGTCCTCGCCACGAAGGGCTTCGTGAAATTTCGGCGTGATCCATCGGGGTTCGGTTTCCCCATCACCCGGTCCCGGTTCGGCTATCTCTGCGTCGAAGGCATGCAGTTCGGCGCACCCGTCGAACATGTCGACCCGACCACTGGCGAGGTGACCACAGAGGTCCGCCAGGTCCTGCCCAGCCACTTCAAGTGCCCCCAATCCGGGCTCAGCCTTCAGGTCGAAAACCCTGCTGTCTGGGTCTACCCGGAGGGGCTCGAAGACGACCTAACTCATATGAGTGAGGCCTGACTCATATGTCTTCACCAACAGTGCGCTCAATGAAATCAACGGGTTGTGGGAAAATAAGAGTTAGGTCCCTAACTCATGCCCGAAGACTTCATGAAGTCTTATTTCTGAATGAAATCAGACTCTTGGCCTGCTCGGAACAGTTAGGTGTCAAACCCCCATACTACGTATGGGGAGGCCACCCCCAGGGGTTGGCCTGTCCTCCCATACGTCTGGGTCTCGCGCGGGCCCCACCTGGTTGGCTGTTCCCTCTTTCCGATCCGACGACGGCGGCCCCGTACCGCCAAGCACATGACCGCCGTCGTCTTCCACCACGACCAGCCGCCCGCAAAGGAGACCAACCATGGCTGCGACGACTCTGAACGCCCGATGCGACAGCGCAAGAATTGAATCGCTGCCGATCAGCAGCGACAATCACCGCTGCATTCTCACCCTCGACCTCGGCACCACGACCGGTTGGGCCCTGCGCGGCCACGACGGTCTGATCGCCAGCGGGACCGTGTCCTTCCGCCCCGGCCGCTTCGACGGCGGCGGTATGCGCTACCTGCGCTTTACCAACTGGCTCACCGAGATCGACCGGCTGTCCGGACCCATCGCCGCGATCTGGTTCGAAGAGGTCCGTCGCCATGCGGGTACCGACGCGGCCCATGTCTTTGGCGGCCTCATGGCCAGCTTGACCAGTTGGGCCGAACTGCGGGGCATCCCGTATCAGGGAGTCCCCGTCGGCACGATCAAGAAACACGCAACCGGAAAGGGCAACGCACCGAAACAGGCGATGATTGACGCTGCCCGCGCCCGGGGTTTCAGCCCGGCGGACGACAACGAGGCTGACGCAATCGCGATCCTGCTCTGGGCGATCGAAACCGATGGAGGCGTGCGATGAACGCGGAAAGATTTATCTTCCGGGCCGCGGACATCATCGCCGAGCGCGGCAGGGCCTATGGCGACGCAGCCGTGTCGATGGACAGGGTCGCACAACGCTGGTCGCTGACGCTTGGCCATCCCGTCACGCCGGCCGAAGTCGTGCTATGCCTGATCGACTTGAAGCTGGTCCGGCTCGCACACGATCCCAAGCATCTCGATTCCGCTGTCGATGTCGCCGGCTACGCCGCCCTCCTGCCGGAGGTGACCCGATGAGGTGGCTTCCCCATGGCTATGGCGGCGAGCGCCGCTCGCCCGAAGACATCAAGCGCGACGGCTGGGTCGAGCAGGGTCTGCTCGCCGTGAACGTCGAGGACCGGCGCCTCACCTGGCCCGAGCGCGAACTGGTCAGGCAGCTCGGCGAGAAACTCTACGGCAGACGAGCCGCGCCGCGCAGGTGCGCGTCATGATTCGTGGTCGCAAGCGCAAACCCGGTAAGCGCCACCCCTGTGGCAAACGCATTCGCCAGGAAACGGAGAAGGAAGCCATGAGCACGGTGATTGAAGCCCGTCAGCGCCATTACGGCGTCACCGCAAAACAGGCCCGCGACGAGCGGCTCGGCACAGCCCTTGGGCGGCTTGCCTGGCAGGGAACCATCAGCCACGTCCAGTACGAGGCGGGGCGCGAGTTCGGCGACCTCTATCGTCGTCACCATCTGGCGCTCGGCCTTCCTCTTCCCTCGCCGCGCTCCGTCGCCGGGCTCCTCGTCAACGAAGGTATCTTCGGCGGCTTTTCCGGGGAACGGGACGAGGATTCGGTCGATCGGCTGCGCCGACGGTTCGACGCGGCCACCGACGCACTCGACCAGTGCGATCGGGATCAGCGCATGTCGCTCGGGCGAAGGCCGGTGCTTCTCGCCTACCGCGTTATCTGCGTCGACGAGGACACGACCAGCTGGCCCGACGAGGATATCGGCAATCTGCGCGTCGCGCTCAACGCGCTGGTGCGGGTGTTCAGGCTGGATCGGTCGTGAGGAGACGACCCCCGTGTCAATCGAACCTTTCAAGAGCGCGTCGTTTAGGCGAAACTGGACCGCTGGCAAACGGCCGCTCGATGCGACCTCACTCAGGAATAACCGATGGCGAAACGAACCAGCGCGCTTCCCGTAAAGCCGGTAAGCGACGATGAGGTGCGCGCCTTGCTGCAGCGCTACGAATGCCCCGTGCCATTCCACGAGGTCCGCACCCGATTCCTCGGGAACATCGCCAGCCCCGCCATGTCGGCGTCACCGATCAAGGTGGTGGAGCGTTTCTGGGGCGGCAAGCTGCCCGCCTTCGACACGCTCGATGACGCCAACAAGTTGATCGGCGCACTCCTTGCGGGCCTGTGGAATCGCTTGACGCGTCATCAGCAGCGAAGCACCCCCTTCCGCCTCACGCGCATCGATGTAGCTCCCACGCGCGAGGGGCTTTCGGCGCTTGCCTTGATGCGGCGCCAGGAGCTTGACGGATTTGTCGACGGGCTTTTCGGCGACAACGAGGACCTCGACCTTCCAGAACGGGCCCATCGCGGCCTCGACAAACTCGCCGAGATGAGAGCCCTTTTTGCAGGGGTGCTGAACGTCACCAGTGACGATGCCATCGCTGGTACCGAGAAGGACATGCAAGCGACGCTTCAGCACATGCGCGGCCTGACCAGGAACGCTGAGCACGAGATGCACGAGATCGTGTTGTCGAGTGCGCGCGCCCGGAAGCAAGCGCTGCCCGGCGTTCCGGCCAGAAGATTCACTCTGCACTGACAGGTTGGGCTGTGAAGCGCTTGTGGCCGTTGCGGTGTCGCGTTAACGACGATCAGAGGGTTTTGTAGCTTTCACTTGCTAAGCGAAAGCAATACAAAAACAACTCCTAAGTACGGAATCGGACGAAAATCAATAAAAGTCATTGCGCGACGAATTTTGTTGTTGACGCGAGTCAGCAACGCCTCTAAAAGTTCCGATATTGAAATCTCAGAAATGCGCCCGGAGAAAACCTCTCCGGGCGTTTTGCGTTTCGGAGGGTGTTGTTCACTCGGGGACTCAAAGCGGGTTGCTCTCGTCGACCAGCGTCCAGACCGGCTTGCCGTTCTTTGTAGAGCCGATCAGCCGCCACTTGACCGGTCCACCCTGGTGCTTGACGCTTGCCTTGTTTCCGAACTTGTCACTGACCTCGTAAGTGCCGGCTTCCAGAAACTTGAACCGCAGATAGCCGTTCCGGTCCGTCTGCATCCTGCCAACGTTAACTCCCGGCGGTGTTTTTTCAACGACGACGTCGATGAGCGGAATCGGATCCTCACCAGCAAGTGCGGGCAAGGATAGCAAGGGTAAGGCGATGACGCCCGACATCGCCGCCAATGCCCTTCCGACGAATGCGCGCCGCGATCTGTTCATCTATTTCTCCTTTGTTCCAAATCAGCTCGCAGAGTTGCCGAGCCGCCATGAACATTTCCTGAACGAGAACTTTGGGGCCTGTCGATGCGTGTTGTCCTCCTCACTGCCGACGACGTCCGCATCCGCTTCGAAGCCGCGTGTCGCCGTGTCGGCGACGGCACAGCACGGCGCGCATTCTCGATGGCGCTCAACAAGGAAGGCCGCAAGGCCTACACCCAACACCGCCGCGCATTGGTGCAGCAGTCGTCGATTCCCCGCGGTGTGGTGAACGCATCAATGCGCTTTCGGGGATCAACACGGTCGACCCTCTCGACCCGTATCATCGGTTCGGGTCGTCATCTTCCGCTGTCCGTCTTCGGCGCCAGGCAATTCTCGTACGGCGTTCGTGCGAAGATCTGGGGACGGGCGCAAACTTATCGCTCGGCCTTCGTGGTCAAGCGCTTCGGTAACAGAGTGTTCAAGCGGACCGGCAAGGCGCGCTTCCCCATCGAACAACTCTGGGGACCAGCAGTCCCGGCCGAGATGCTGCGTGATGAAGCGCTTGCAGCGTGGCAGGACCAGCACCCGCGTGTTCTCAGCGAGGCGCAGCGACTGGTCGGGCTCATGCTGACAGGGGCGAAGTTCGGCGCAGCGCCGCGTAGTCGCAATGTAGCGTAGGGGGCGGGGTTAGGAGCCCCATTGCGCAGTTCTGAGTAGCGCTGCCGCCGCCGCCCGGTTTTCGCGTGTTTTTTTCGGCTTCGTTTTTCCGTTTTGTTTTGGAAACAGTCGGCCGATTTCCCCGGTTTTCTGCGATTTGACCGCCGATTTGCGAGGCTTCGATGAACGTCACCGATATGCCGGTGGAACGGCTGATCCCCTATGCCCGCAATCCACGTAACAACGGCGCCGCGATCGATGCGGTCAAAGCCTCGATCGCCGAGTTCGGTTTTCGCCAACCGATCGTCGTCGACGAGAAAATGGTCGTCATCGTCGGCCACACGCGGTTGGAGGCAGCCAAGGTGCTCGGCCTCACGACGGTGCCGGTCCATGTGGCCGAAGGGCTGACGCCGGCGCAGGCGCGCGCCTATCGGCTGATGGACAATCGCTCGCATGAGAACGCCGAGTGGGACGGCGAACTCCTCAAGCTCGAATTTGGTGATCTCAAGCTCGATGGCTTCGATCTCGATCTGACCGGCTTCGACCAGGACCAACTCTCCGAGCTGCTGGGCGCTGAATCGGTCGATGGGCTGACGGATCCCGACGAGGCGCCGGCTGTTCCCGACGAAGCGGTCAGCCGGCCGGGCGACCTCTGGATTCTCGGCGATCATCGCGTGCTTTGCGGCGATGCAACACTCTCGACCGATATGGAAAATCTTATGGGTGGCGTGCTCGCCGACATGGCCTTCACAGACCCGCCCTACAACGTCGACTACGGCAACAAGCCGAAGGGCAAATCATCGAGCAAGGATCGCCGGATCCTCAACGACGCTCT